CTTGTACGCATTCTTTGCCTTTGAATTTTTCTCTCCAATGTTCTAGCTCACAGCCAGAATAAACCAGCATATCTCCTTGTTTTAAATCTACTCTAACACCTTTTTTACCAGTCTCTCCTGATGGCTCTAGATATATAGGCCAATCATCACCGCCAAGATTCATAGTAGTTGATATCTCACAACTAAATCTATCTTTGTGTCTTTTTAAAATATCACCTTTTTTATAAATTCGTGCATAGGTATACGCAGGATATAATTTTAATCCTGTTGCTTTTTCCATACCTGGCTGACATTTAAGTAATAAAGTTTCCATAGCCGTGTTAGCATATTGAGAATATGTATCAGGTATTTGTTCGTTTTTGGCTTCATAGTGACCTATAATAGTTTCAAATGGTGAAAAATATCTAGCCTGTCTACAAGTATCATAAACTTGTTTTTGCATTCTAAAATAGTTTGCAATAAATGTAGCTAAATCTTTTGATATCGCCTGTTTAATAACTGTATATTTATTTTTTTTAAAACTCATGTAAATTCAAACCAACCAGTTGTTATTATTTTTTCCTTATTTACAATTTGACTTTTATGCGTATGAGTAAAATCTGTGGGCCATATTAAAGTTAAACCTTTTATTGATGGAGTAGTAATTTTTTGATACTTAAAACGGGTTCCACCATTTTCTATATCATTTAAATAAGTCATAAAAACTAAAACCCTACTCACGTCAGATTTTTGTCCTCTTTCGCAGTGCCACTCTTTATATCCACCTTTTTTATTGTATTTTTGAATGTTAAAATTATTAAGCATAAATTTACTATAGTTGTTTATGTCAGGGTATTTTTTAATATATAAATTTAAAATTTTTTGTAATTCAATTTTATAATTTACTATTTCTTTATCTAAATTAGATACATTAATTATTAAATCTAATGAATCTTTAATACTTTTTTTAATTTTACCTTTACCTGATATACTATATTCACCTGGTACAGCGTGTTGACTAAATTCATTAAAATAAGAAACTAATCCATCACATATTTTAGGAGAAATAAACCATCCTCCAATAAAACTTTCTTTAGATAATTTATATTCTTTAAACATCTTTAGCCATTTCCTTTGGCACCGCTTGTATGTTCCAATGTATAAATCTAAATGGTTCAATACCAAAGTCTACTGCATATTCGTGTTCCAAGTACCCTGGAAATATAATTAGTGTACCTGGTTTAGGTCTTATATGAAATTGTTCGTGACCTGGCCATACACCTTTTAAGTCTGGTTTTGTTTTTAATTTTGTGCATCTTGCACCAGTCCTTGGTTCGTGAAATACAGGATAAGAAGTCTTATCACTACACTTTAAAAAATAAAAACCTGATACGTGTTGATTCCAATGTATGTGTGCTGAATGATGTCCACCGCCTTTTTTAGCAAACTCTTGTACCCATAATTCAGAAAACATAGTTGTATACTGTTGCATATCATAACCTTGATGATCTAAATACTCCCAAGATTTTTGACCAATGTAATTTCTAAAATCTAAAAAGTCATTGTCGGCTGTAAGTGGTGTTGAGTGATATGATCTTCCAAAGTCTCCAAACTTTTTTATATGTGCTTTAGCTTCTGGAAAATTCCTAGCAGCTTTAATATATTTGTTACTTGCTTTGTTTAACGATTTAACAAACTCAGGTTTTTCCTCACTCCATATTACAGTTGGAAAATAACTATTTATAAACATTATTTAAAAGGCCTCCCTAAATGCCAT